AAACTCAAACCACAAGCAATGCGAGCTCGACGAGAAGCATTGAGACAGTTCAAGAAGCGTCACATGACCCTGCCTAAACAGCAGGGTTCTTTTGTATAATACGTTCATACGCAAAAGACCGATGACCGTCCACCACGAAATCAAGTCCCAACTTGCTAAACTGCTTGCCACCGAAGATCTTGTGGTGGAGCACAAGAAGGTGGAGACTGCCTGCTTTAATGTTCATACTCGTGTTCTGACTCTGCCGATGTGGGAGGGTGCCACGAATGAGATCTATGATATGTTGGTGGCACATGAGGTGGGTCATGCACTGTATACTCCAGATCGTGATTGGTTGAAAGAATATAAGATTCCTCCACAGTTTAAATGTTGTTGAGGATGCTCGCATTGAGAAGATGATGAAACGTCGTTATGCGGGCATCTCCAAGACCTTCTATCGTGGTTATAGTGACCTTTCCGATAAGGATTTCTTTGGTGTTGAGTGTGAAGATGTAAGCAAGATGAATCTTGCTGACCGTGCTAATCTCTATTTTAAGATTGGCAACTTTGTTGATATTCCTTTTGATGATTATCTTGAGATGCCAATCATCCGTATGATTAGTGGATGTGAGGATTTTGATGATGTGCTCGTAGCGGCACAAGCACTTTACAAGTATTGCCAAGACCAGATGAATACTGAAACCAAGACCGATATGGATTCTCTGGAATCTCAAGGTCAAGGTTCTGGTGAGCAACAGCAACAACCAAATGATTCTGGTGAGGAAGGTCAGGAGCAACCTGATAAGAATGATTCTTATGGAGGAACAGCAGAGCAGGATACCGAGCAAGTTGACAACATGGGTGGTGGTGAAATCAATCCAGAGCCTAAGGTTAACACGATGGATTCTCTTAATGAATCCATCAAAGATTTGATTGATATGAATGGTGTTGAGAATGTTTATCTTGAGATTCCTAAATTGGATTTGAAAAAAGTTATTGTTCCCAACTCTACAATTCATAATGCCTGTCATGAACTATGGGATGATTATTATGATAAAACTGTCTTTGATTTTGTTGATCCTGAGTTTGTAAAGTTTAAAAAGTCTGCACAGAAAGAAGTCAACTATCTTGTCAAAGAGTTTGAGTGTCGTAAGTCTGCAGATTCTTATGCTCGTGCTACTACTGCTCGCACGGGTGTTCTTGATTGCACCAAACTTCACACTTACAAGTATAACGAAGATTTGTTTAAGAAAGTCACCACTCTTGCCGATGGTAAGAATCATGGTCTGGTGTTCATCCTTGACTGGTCTGGTTCGATGGGTAAGGTGATGTTAGATACGGTCAAGCAACTTTGCAATCTGGTTTGGTTTTGTAAAAAGGTTGGTATTCCTTTTGATGTTTATGCATTTACAAATGACTATCCTCTCATTTCTGTGAATGAAAATGGTAAGTGTATTACTCGTGAACTTTCATATCAAAAGAAAGATGGACTAATGCAAGTTGGTGAGTGGTTCTCTTTGATGCACATGCTGACTCATAAGACTAACTCTAAAACTCTGGAGCAACAGATGTGTCATTTGTTCCGTCTTGCATGGAGCTTTAGTCGTTATGCAATGTATAAAATTCCTGTAGGTATGGGTCTTTCCGGAACTCCATTGAATGAAACGATGATTGCACTTCATCAAATCATTCCTCAGTTCAAAAAAGAAAATAAACTTCAAAAGGTTCAGTGTGTTGTATTGACTGATGGTGAAGGATGTGCTCTCAAATATCATCGTGAGGTGCAACGTCATTGGGAAATTGAACCATTTATCGGAACGGCACATATTGGATCATATTGTTTTTTGAGAGACCGTAAAACTGGCAATACTTATAGTTTGGGTGATAATTGGTATGACATGACCGATGTTCTTTTAGAGAATCTCAAAGATAATTTTGTGGATACTAACTTCATTGGTATTCGTGTTCTCGAATCTCGTGATGCTGGTTCGTTTATTCGTCGTTACACTGGATGGAATTCTTCCCAATACGACAAGGTTCATCAGATTTGGAGAAAAGAAAAGGCATTTGCACTTAAAGAATCTGGATATCATACATATTTTGGACTTTCGGCAAATGCTCTTGCAAATGAGTCTGAGTTTGAGGTTGATGATGATGCATCTAAGGCACAGATTAAAAAGTCTTTTATGAAAAGCCTTCAAAACAAAAAAATGAATAAAAAGATTCTCAATGAATTTGTAAGTCTTGTTGCCTGATAAATATTTTTATAAAATAGGTATTAAACATGTCTAGATTTGGAGATTTATTGGGAGGAAAAAAGGCAGCACCTGCACCAGATCCTGCACCAGTAGTAGAAGAAACTATAGAAGTTACAGAATCACCCATTGTGGAGGAAGACACTACAAATTATCATGAGGTGATTGAAGAGGAATTAGTCGAAACTTTCCCATATGAAAGTGATGTTTCTCTTCATGATATGAGTAAAAAGGAATTGGAAGAGTATGGCAGAACTGTCGGTATTGAACTTGATATGAGACATTCCAGAAAAAGAATGGTTCGGGAGTTGGAAGAGTATCTGTTGTCCGATTCTTGAACTGTCCACTGGGGGTCGTAAGACCCCTTTTTTTCTTGTATAATAACTTCAGTTGAAAAGAACAACCAACATCATGCCTCTCTCCACTGACTATATCCGCACCTCTCTTCAAGGACTTTATGGTGAGTCTGTGACTACTGGTGATATTCGTGCCTGGTGTGCGATGAACGGTTCCAACTATCAAACTGTCACCAACAAACTGTCTCAATATAAAGTTGGTCGTGGTAAATGGAATCTTGAAGTGACTCAGCAGAAAGTGGAAGAAATCGAACGTACTTATCAGGCACCTGCTGCACTGCCTGCAATCGAACAAAACCTTATTCCAGAAAAAGATGATACCTTCGTCAAGTTTGGTAATTTTGGTGACATTAAAAAAATTATTCAGTCCAACCTTTTTTATCCTACGTTCATTACGGGTCTTTCGGGTAATGGTAAAACGTTCTCTGTTGAGCAAGCTTGTGCCCAACTCGATCGAGAACTTATTCGTGTAAACATCACCATCGAAACTGATGAAGATGATCTGATTGGTGGTTTCCGTCTTGTCGATGGAGCAACTGTTTGGCATAATGGACCTGTCGTAGAAGCACTCCAACGAGGTGCAATCTTGCTACTCGATGAAATTGACCTTGCTTCCAACAAAATTCTATGCCTTCAATCCATCCTTGAAGGTAAGGGTGTATTCCTGAAAAAAATCGGCAAGTTTGTAAAACCTGCTGCTGGTTTCAATATTATTGCCACTGCCAATACCAAAGGTAAAGGTTCTGATGATGGACGATTCATTGGCACCAATGTGTTGAATGAAGCATTCCTTGAGCGTTTCCCTGTGACCTTTGAGCAACAGTATCCAACACCTGCAAACGAGGCAAAGATTCTGGTGAAGATTGCAGAGTCTCTTGGAGTTGATGATGACAACTTCATCTCTCGTTTGGTTGATTGGGCAGATATTATTCGTAAGACCTTCTATGATGGTGGTATTGATGAAATCATCAGCACCCGACGATTAGTGCATATCATTCGTGCTTACAGCATCTTTGACAATAAATCAAAAGCAATCGATGTCTGTACTGCCCGATTTGATGATGAAACCAAACAAGCATTCCTTGAACTCTATGACAAAGTTGATGCAGACTTCCAAATGCCCTCTGAAGATACAGTTGACGTTCAAACGTTCTCTTGATATAATAAGTTATGACTAACTCTTGGTCCATGCTTTACGATGAAATTTTGAAAATGGATGAAACTATTGATGATGGTATGCGCCCTTGGGGGCATAGTGACTATGAATTCTTGATTAATAACCCTAATATGACAGATACCATTACAGGTTCTATCGACCTGATTAATTCCAAAACACCTTGGAAGTACAATGAAGAAGAAATTCTACGAGAACTCCTTGAATATATTCGTGGAACTTACAATCAGCACTATTCTGCTGGTGATGATAAAATTCAGACACTTGATCTGATTGAGGCATGTGGTGACGGTGAAGCATTTTGCCGTAGCAATATCCTCAAGTATGCCTCTCGTTATGATAAGAAAGGTACTGCCCGACGTGACATTATGAAGATTTTGCACTATGCTGTTCTTCTAATGCATTTCAACGACAAGAATGCACAACGTGAAACCTACAACCAATGAAACTCAAAGAACGTACAATGAAACTGTCTGATAATGCCCTCGCTATCCTCAAGAACTTTGCTGGAATCAACAATTCCATTCTTGTAAAGCAGGGCAACAAACTTCGAACTATTTCTGTGGCAAAGAACATTCTTGCCGAAGCAGAAATCAAAGAAGAGTTTCCTCGTGATTTTGCCATCTATGATCTGAACCAGTTTCTGAATGGTTTGAGTCTGCACCAAGATCCTGATCTCGATTTTAACGAAGAATCTTACTTGAGTATTAAGGAAGGCAAGCGTCGTGTGAAGTATTTCTTTGCCGATCCTAACGTTATCATCGCACCTCCCGAGAAAGAGATTCAACTTCCTACACAGGATGTATGTTTCCAGATGGATAGTGTAACTCTTGAAAAACTGGTGAAAGCAGCAGCAGTTTATCAACTCCCCGATCTTTCTGCCATTGGTGAGAATGGTGTTATTAAACTGGTCGTGCGGGATAAGAAAAACGATACTTCCAACGAATATGCGATTGTAGTTGGTGAGACCGATCAAGAATTTACTTTCAACTTCAAAGTCGAAAATATCAAGATCATTCCTGGTGCTTATGACGTTGTAGTGTCTTCTAAACTTTTGTCTCAGTTTACCAATACTCAACATAATTTGAAGTATTATATTGCTCTGGAACCTGATTCTACATTTGGATGAAAACACTTACGGCAATGAGAGTTGTAGGCAGTATCACAGTTATTTCTGCCTATTTTGTTGTTTTGCATGTTAATTTGACTATCGGTGTCGTAATGAATGTTATTGCCGATAGTATTTCAATCCCATATTTTGTAAAAACAAAGTCATGGGACATTGTGGTTATGCTAGGATTCCTCTTAGCAATCAGTTTTAGCAAACTTTTATCATGAACATCTTTGTAACTGACGAGTGCCCCTACAAGTCAGCCCAAGTGCTCCCAGACAAGCACATCGTCAAAATGCCCTTAGAGACTTGTCAGATGCTCTCTATCGTGGCATCAGAGAAGTGGGGGCACGGATACGGCACTCTTCCCAAAGCAGACGGCACACCCTATGCTACGGAGAAGGGTGCCTTTCGCAATCATCCCTGCACCGTCTGGGCAAATGAATCAAAAGCAAATGCCCGTTGGTTGATTATTCATGGATTGATGCTATGTCTGGAATATACTAATAGGTATGGTAAAACACATACTTGTGAAAATACCTTGAAAGTGGCAGAAAAACTGTTTCCTTGGGCTCCTTGGTCAGACCATACACCATTCGCACGGGCAATGCCTGACGAATATAAACTTGATACAAGCATCTCAACCTTTGATGCTTATAAGATGTATATTGCATCTAAACCTTGGGTATGCGATAATTATCTTCGGTTGCCCCATCGTAAACCTGATTGGATTTGATTATGAGTGATTTTATTTGGGTTGAAAAATACCGACCTAAGACAATTGAAGAATGTATTCTCCCTGAGGCAACCAAGAAAACCTTTCAAAGTTTCCTAGATAAAGGTGAGATCCCAAACATGCTACTTGCGGGACCTCCTGGTATTGGTAAGACCACAGTAGCAAAGGCACTTTGTAATGAACTTGGAGTGGATGTTTATGTCATCAATGGATCCGACGAGGGTAGATTCCTCGATACTGTCCGAAACAATGCGAAAAACTTCGCTTCGACCGTCTCACTTACGTCAGATGCTAAACACAAAGTCATCATCATTGATGAGGCAGATAACACGTCCAACGATGTACAACTCCTCCTACGGGCGTTTATTGAGGAGTTTGCTGGCAACTGCCGATTCATCTTCACCTGTAACTACAAAAATAAAATCCTTGAACCACTTCACTCCCGATGTGCCGTCGTTGAGTTTGGAATCAAAGGAAAAGAACGTCAGGCAATTGCATCCAAGTTCTTTAAACGCATCCAACAAATCTTGGATGCAGAAGGTTTTGAATATGATAACAAGGTCCTGGTAGAATTAATTAATAAACACTTCCCTGATTGGCGTCGTGTTTTAAATGAGTGTCAACGTTATTCTGTAAGTGGTAAGATTGATTCTGGCATTCTCGCAACTTTCTCTGATGTAGCTGTCAATGAACTTATCAAGAATCTTAAGGATAAAAACTTTGCTGAAGTACGTAAGTGGATCGTCTCTAATTTGGATAATGATACTAGCGTACTTCTCCGGCGTGTGTATGATTCTCTTTACGACTCGCTGGTTCCTGGTAGTATTCCTGCTGCTGTGCTTGTTCTCGCTAAGTATCAGTATCAAGGAGCGTTTGTCGCAGACCAAGAGATAAATATGCTTGCTTGTATGACAGAACTAATGGTGGAGTGTGAATTCAAATGAAAAAAATGAAATACATTTTTAGGGATATCTATAGTCCAATGACAGGGACATATAAATGCGGTAGCATACTACAGGATAGGTTGTTGAATGATGGTATGGATGTAAAGGTTCATATATTTGAGACAGATTTGTACGCTGATGAAAATGGCAATTATTCTAAAAAACAACTTAAAAATAATCATTATAAGTTGACACCAGTAGAAAATGATTTTCCAAAGTTGGAATGGTTAGATCCAAAAATGAAAGAACTTCAGGAAAAAGTTCATCCTGGAAAAGACGATGATTTTGGTTTGTATTATGTTTACATCTACGATTACATTCCAACAGACGAACAACTTTCATCATCCTTTTTAGAGTATGTTTGTTGTGAAGAGGTTGAATTTGATGGTGGAATTCAAAAATTAAAATCAAAAAAAGGTAAAAGAGTTCAATGGAAAAGTAGTAACAGGGGTGGTAATGATAAAAATGTAACATTAAATCCAAAACCCACTAATATTACTAAAAATCCTGGACCAGTTAGAAATTATGATAAAGTTGAGGAGGATGGTTTTACTAGACCAAATAAACAAAAAAATATTCCTTCAAAAGGAACTATAGTTGGAATTTTTACTGGAGTGTGAATTCAAATGAATGTAAAACTGATTCGTATGTGGTCCGGTGAAGATGTCATCGCAGACCTAATTGAAGAAAAAGATGACTCTGTGGTCATCTGTAATCCTATTGTTGCTGTTCCTGCCGGTAATGGTCAGATGGGATTTGCCCCATGGTCTCCTCTTCTTAAGGGTAAAGATGAGGAACTGGAAGTTACCAAAAAGTATATTGTGTATATCGCAGATACTCAAGAACAAATTGAAGAACAATATCAAGAAATGTTCTCTGTAATTAAGGCACCTAGCAAAAAGTTGGTTCTCTGATTATGAAAAAAACTAAAAAGCATCAAGTCAAGTCCAGATTTTATTATATCTTCTGGGGAACTGCAACAATCTCAGTAGTTCTTGGTCAAATATATGTTGGACTTGGATACCGTGAAATGGTAAAAGGAGTCAATCAACTTACTTATGGTTTATCAAGAGCACTTAAATAATGGGATTATTCGAAATCGATAAAACTAAATTAGTGGAACCAAAAGTGAAAACAACACCAGCACTAGTGGAAGAGGCAAACTTTGGTTTGTTTCGTGCTAAAATGACTCTACCTGCTGCCGCAAAGCATTGTGGCATGACTCAGAAAGAAATGAAAATGACTTTCTGGGAATTCTTGAAATATCATCCTGCTGATTATGAAAACATTTCCTCTGAAAACTTGTCTTAGATATCCTGGAGGTAAGTCAAAGGCTACTAAGACTTTGGCACCATGGTTTCCAGAAGACTTTAAAGAATACCGTGAACCATTCATTGGTGGTGGTTCTGTGGCATTTTATGCCACTCAGGCATATCCCGATGTTCCTGTTTGGATCAACGATAAGTATGTCACTCTTTACAATTTCTGGGTGCAACTCAGAGATCGTGGTGAAGAACTTTCTGATTGTCTGAATGATATCAAATCAAAAGCATCAAACTATCAGTCACAGGACGATAAGGATTCTGCACACAAAGAATTATTTGATAAAACTCGGGATGACATTAATTCTCAGGATGGTCTTGATCGTGCCGTAAGTTTTTTCATTTTGAATAAGTGTAGTTTTTCTGGATTAACCGAAAATAGTACATTTTCCAAGACAGCAGCACGTTCTAATTTTTCTTTCGTTGGTATTGAAAAACTAAAGAAGTATTCTCAACTAACACAAAAGTGGAAGATCACAAACATT